TTATAAAACTTTCATCATTAAATCATCTGAATAATATGAACCATCTTTAAGCTTAAAACCATTTTCTCTTGTTCCATATTTTTTAAAACCAAATCGCTCATATAAGGTTATTGCTTTATGATTAACACTTACAACTTCTAATTCTACCTGCTCAAATCCTGCTTTTTTTGCACACTCTAAAATTTCAATCATTAATGTTTTTCCAATCCCAAGTCCCCAAGCTTCTTCAATTACTGCTATTCCAAAACTTGCTCTATGAGATACTTTAATACCATCTCCAATAGCACTTACACTTGCATTTCCAACAAGTTCATCATCAATAAAAGCTGAAATCATTATGCTTTTCTGGCTTTCTTTAACCAATTTAATAAATTTTTCTTCATCTGATATAGTCATAATAACTTCTTCTGGATAACGCAGCATATAAGCTGTTTCTTCTGATATCTGTTTTAAATATTTAATTAAATTTTCAGCATCGCAAACCTCAGGACTTTTTAAAATGCACTCTTTACCATTCTTTAATTTTATTCTTTTCTCCTTACATATCACATTTAACAACTCCATTCATTAAAATATAAGTTTATTAAATTTAATTTTGCTTAAACTGCATTTTTATATTTTTAATTTAAATTTATTTATCCTAACTCGTAATTCACTTTTAACTTTTAACTTTAAATTTTATTATATCTATTGCAAAAAATAATTTACATTAAAACTAGTTTATTGTTACTTAATTTTATTACAGAAAAACTAGTTATTGTTATTTAATTACTGAATTAAATTTGCAATATATGTATCTTAACTCTTAATATACTTTTAAATTTATATTAAGAATGAAATTTCCAACGTTCTTAATATGGTTAACTTTATTATTATTTGCTACTATATGCAAGTTATAATATATTTTATAAACCATATAATTATAAAAAAATGCCTGCTACCTATAGATCATTTAAACAATACATTAATCATTCTATAAAAATAAAGTAACATAAAATTTACACGCCAATAATTCTCAGCGTGTAAATTTAAAATATATGGCAAATCACCTTTTCATAATTGTAACCATTAAGATATTCTAATATCTTCAATTTGATAATTCATCCTTATGGAACCCACGCACCACTTTCATCAACTTTGTAGCCATCTGGAGTTATGCAATCTATATATAATACTCCATGTTCATCAAAGCAATAGCATTCACCATCTATCCATATCCATTCTGATCTTGCCATGGCACAATTACTCTTAAGATAATACCATTTCCCTTGTTCTTCTAACCAAGTAGATTGTCTTGCATAACCACGATTATCAAAGGAATACCACAACTCCTCTATCATTTGCCAGGAATCTTTATAATAATATTTATTAGTCACATCGGTACAATACCACCAGCCTACTAAATCTTGATTCCAGCCTAATTTCCAAACAATAGATTGTTTAGGAATATTACTATCTATTGCATTTGCAAACATATATGATAGCTTTTCCCATGAATATTTGTTGTAAATATCTATATCTGTTTGACTATCACAAAAACAAACTTCAAATATAATATTAGGTGCACTAACATATTTCATTTCATATAAGGTTGTAGAAACTTTAACTCCTCTATTTGTAAAACCTAAACTACTGAAATTCACACATAAATTATTTGCCTTGCTATAAGCATTACTGTTTATGCTGCTAACCCATGCTTCTGTTCCATGTCCCTTGCCGTCACTTGCATTCATATGCAAAGACACAAATAATTCAACATTGTTACTATTAGCCTTATAAGCTCCTTCTGATAATTCTTCATTTGGAGTGCTTCCATTGCTGTTACAGTCTATTACTGTATGTCCATAATTCTCTAAAACAGCTTTTATTGCTGAATAATAAGCTTTCATCTGCTCATGCTCATCAACTATTCCTATAGCACCGCTGCAATTATCTGAATGCCCTGCTCTTAATCCAATTTTCATAACTTCACCATCTTTCTTATATAATGTTAATTTTTTCTTTATTACATAATATGAGAGAGTAACTTTAAAGGCTACTCTCTCTTTTCATAGATTTATTCAAATTACACTGTAAATATATTCATATATTCTATTGTTTTATATTTTATCTCTGTCAACTTTTTAATATATTTGTTCTTATAAATAAACTACATAGGTTTAGTTAATGTATATGTTTTTATAAAGCAATTAATTAGAACTTATATATATTAGTTTTTTGAGCATAATCATTAGAGAATTTATAAGTTATGCTTTCATTTCCCTTTATATCTCCTATTTATGATCCTATATCTAAACATACTTTAACTAGTTCCTTATCTTCAATATTGATTCTGTTTATTTTTCTTCCGTTGTTTTAGAAATACTATCTTTTGAATCACTTATTCCAGCAGTACTAGGATCAATAACGATACCAAGCAAAATAAATATTGTTAATATAGTATTAAGTATGTCTCCCCAATTGTCTGGGAATATATTTAAACCTAACTGCTGACTTAATAAGACTATGGAACTTGCCATTGCTATTAAAAATGTTTTGTTAGTAAATCTTGCTTTCCAATTAATATTCATTTTTACCTTCCTTCTTTCTTAATATGTTTTTTTGTTATTTTTCTTTATTACATAATATGAGCGAGTAATTTTAAAGGCTGCTCTTTCTTTTCATAGATTTATTTAGAATTACAATATAAATATATTCTATTATTTTATATTTTATTTCTGTTAATTTCTTAATATATCGTTCTTATAAATAAACTACATTGAGGTAATTAATATTCATTTTTGCCTTCCTTCTTTTTAATATTTCCTTTTATTTTATTAATTTTTCTATAGAGTAAATAAAAAAGCCCACTAACGACGTTGCTCCAAGTCCTATGAGTCCTTTTAGCACACTTGTTAAGGCTTTTAAATTATCACATAAATTTTTTAGTTCTATCTTAAAACTGGCACTGTCTTGTTCTAATTTATCTAGTCTGCAGCCATGATTGTTCAAACGAATATCATGGGTTTCCAGTTTATCTTTTATTAGCTCTTCATTCATGTTACACTTCCTTTCCCGGATTGAATTAATAAAAGAAGATTTTGTGTTAATGTTTTAATTATTGGGTTAAATTTTTATTTTGTTAATGAATAAATTTTTCTACCATATGTTATTAGCAACAAAAGGCACTTACATTTCTGCAAGTGCCTTATATAAACATTAATATTTCATTATCTTACTTCAAACCAATCTATTTTATCATGTATTACATAATCTTTGTAATCACCCTTTGTAAATTTGTAATATGGTGGTTCTGAATCTGTGTTATCTCTATCATTATACCATTTTATAAACTTTGAAATTTCACTATCATCTACATCATATTGTTTTATATTTCCATCTACTAATTCTATAAATAATTTACCATTACCTTTTGGTTCATCTGGATCAGTCGGAACATCTTTAGCAGTTACAGTAACTTCACAAGTATCACTTATTGTAGTTCCATATATAGTAGCTGTTATAGCACAAGTTCCTTCACTTATTGCTGTAACATTTCCATTTTCATCTACTGTTGCTACTGAAGTATCACTTGATGCCCATGTTATATCTGCACTAGATGTTGTTGTTACTGTTAATGTATCTACAGCTCCTACTGTTAAACCTATTGATGGTTCATCTATATTTATTGATTCACTTGCTTGTAATAACTTTCCGTCTTTATTTATATCTATAGCATCTAACATTTGATATTTTCCATCACCAGAAATCAGTTCAACTGTATGTTCTCCCATTGTTAAATCAAGTTTTTGAAAAACTAAAACTTGTGAAATATTTGAAGGAGTTGATTCATCTATTTGTCCAACATTCATATTGTCTATAAAAACATTTATATTTTTTCCTCTATTAACATTACATCCAGACATAATTCTAATTTTGGAACCATAAAATTTAATCATTGCCGTTGGTTCTCCAATGGAAAGTGTATCTGTAGTATATCCCGCGGTTCCATTATGATTTATTGCTAAAGGTTCTGACAACCATTTCCCAACTTTGAATATTTTACTATCAGTATCATCATATCGTTCCCAACTATTATCTTCTACAGCTGGTAACGATTTTTGGAGTGTAGCTGTTGCATATACTACAGTTCCATTTTGAATTGCTCCCACACCAATAACTGTCAATAACATTACAAACATTATACTAAACTTTTTAAAGTAATTTTTCATTTATCATTTCTCCCTTTGATTTCTTAAATTTTGAACATGTCCATTAATTATTCTAACTGTAATCTTAAAAAAATCTAACAAAAACCGTAATACAAATTCCTTTATATATAAGAAATTTGGTAAATTTTTACACTCAAAATATTAATTTTTATAAATATAGGCAATAAAAAAAGCACCTAATTGTGGTACTAAATTCATTGCCTTTATTTAATTGTTAGATTAAGTTTTCTACTTCATAGTTTCCTATTGTGTAGTAACTAGACTACATAATCAATACTTGTAATAGTTTTATAGTCTTCTGCTGTTATCCAATTTGCTTTTACAAATATTTTTACATCATCCCTTGTATAAAGTGTTAAATCATAATATTCTTTAATATAATTATACATTTGCAGTACCTCCTAAACTTGCAATTTTTAATAATATATCTGCGTTCAACTTCTGTTGAACTGTTAATTGTAATTGCATACTAGCATTATCTTTTAATATTTTAGCTCTTAAAATTTCATCTGCTGTTGGTTGTGGTATTGGTAGCTTATTTTTATTTTCTAACCATTCTTGATATACTTCTTCTGCTATTTTTATAATTGTATACTCTCCGTAAACATTTCCACTTTCATCCACTTTTCTTTCGCATGTAGTTTGAGGTGTGAAAGTCACACTGTCTTTAACAATGTATAATTTTTGTACATCTTCAAATTTCATTTTATCCCTCCTAACTTTCTATATATGTTACAAATCTTCTTGTAAAAGCTGTTGAATTCACATAGACATTTCTATCATTGAAAGAAATACCACTATTTGAAGTATCATCTAACCAACAAGAATTACAGAAACTTGGTAATGTAAATACTGGCAAAGTTGTATTTGTTCCATTAATACCATATAGTCTAATCATTACTACTTTTCCATATTTAAACACTGTTACTCTTGCCCAATCTTCGTCAGTATCATTTTTCCACCCATTAAGCATTTGAGCGTTTGATATTGTTGTGTTTTGTCTGTCAGCTATTTCTAATTGTTTCCAAGCTGACCATACTGATTCGGTTCTGGTTCTGGTATAAATGTTGTTCCCTACTGTTGCACTTATAGTCTGTCTTATATATGTGCCTGTGTTCAACGCTTCTAATATCGACCATCCTGTTATCGAAGGCTTGTTTGTTATACTGGTAGCATCTGCCATATGATAAAACCCTGTTGTAGTTACTGTGTTTAAGTCAACATTAGCGTTTAAATATCCTCTATAAAGATTAGTACCATCTTTGTTAGCTTTGTTAGTATTTAATTCATTAATAGCACCAGTTACAGTTTTATTTGTTGTTGTTCTTGTTGCATCTGTATCATTCGCTTTTTCTGACAACTGTGTAGTATGACCAGCTACTATTTGAGTAAGTTTTGTTACATCTTCAAAACTCTCCATTGCCTTAATATTAGATTCTGCTTGTATGTTTTTTATATCTATGTCAGTTTTTAATTGATTACCTGTAGTAATACTATTTTCTAACGTAGTATTTATGATATTTCCATCAGTAATATTTTTTGTTAAATCTGTTTTTAATGCATTTCCTTTTGCAGTTTCTATTTCCAATGCATTTTTAGTATTAGTAGCATCAGTAATTGCTGTACTTAATGTTTTATTTATTTCTATGGCTTCATCTATATTTTCAGCTATATCCACTGCTCGATCTAATTTATTTTCTAATTCTTCTAATAATGTATATGTTGCGATACTTATACTTCTTTCAACTTCTAATGTACTAGCTATTACTTTTAAATTTAAATTAAAAGTAGCTTTCTTTTCACCTGTTGTTTTATTAATAAATTGTAATTCTATTTTTGTTACTCCACTTGTAGTTGTAAGTTGTTCATGTGCTATTATTGTTACTACATTCTTAACTACTGAATATTCTGTGTCTTGTATAAGTGGTATGTTATCAGCTTTCATGGCCTTTAATCTAACATTGTAGTTACTTAAATCTGCTTGTACCCCATCATCAAATATATTAAAAATTAAATGGAGTGTATCTAGTTGTTTACAATTTGCATATACATTTAAATTTTGTTTTAAATCTAAGTTAATTTCTAAATCATGCAATGCCATTTAATCACCTCTTTCTTATTTACTTGCGTTTATTATATCTTTAATATATTGTTTTAACGTTTTATCTCCTATATACAATGTTCCTTCGTTAACGAGAATGATGTCTTTTTCAAATTTTCCGTCTCCATATACTCTTATTACATCTTGAACATATAAATCATCACAAACATATAGTCCATCTCTATTATCTTGTGCCATAGCTTTTAATTGTGCCTTATAACCATTAGAACCTGTTATGTTAACTCCTTCGCTACTAATTTCACAAGATAAATCTCCATCAATAACTTTAAACCCACCATCTGCTGTACATATCCCACTGTCATCATCAACTTTAAAAACTGTATTACCATTGTTTTTTAATTTAAATTTTCCATCTTCTACAGTCAATCCATCTTTATCTATTGTTACGCTAGAACCACTTGCACCAGTGCAAGCAACTTTAAATTCTTTTTCGTTTAAAGTCCATCCCATACCAGTATGATCACGCTGGACTACTGCGTTTATTTTCCCTGCTTCTATTTCTATCTGGGATTTTAATTCACCATCTGCCTTAGTTACAGCTTGCAAAATACTTTCTTCTGTTACCTTTATTTCACTACTTAAAGTTTTTTGCATATTTTCTACCTTTAAAGATATTTGTTGTTTAGCAAAATCAATTTGTTTAACAGTAGTATTTATAATATCTGTTATATCTTGCTTCGCAAATCCAATTTCTAACTTACTATATTTATCTAATATTACATTATAAATAGTTTTATTTATTCTTCCACTTAAATTCAGGTTTAATATTTTATGCTTTATTTCTACTAGATCGCCTAAACTTGTACTTTCTAAAATTGCATATTCTTTGTATTCTTCTGTTTTTCCCAAAGTTACTAAATCAACTGAATAATTAAAATTAATTTGATCTAACTTTTCTTCAACAAACATCTTATTGCATGCAGTTCTCATAATTTGGTAGGCCTCTGCTTGCGTTACTTCATCAGAACCCTTTTCACCTTTACCATCCCATATTTTTAATTTTAGCTCTACATCTTTAAAGTATTTTTTCTCATAATTATTTACTTTTGGCGATTCTACACAGTATTCTGGTAATCTTATATCTCCTGCTTTAGGTATTAAAACAGTTACTAAATCTGTATCGTCTATTGTTTCTTTTATGGAAGATATATTTTTGCCGTAAGCTATAGTGAACCCATTATTTGACCCTCTACTATTAACTATGTCCATAGTATTATTGTTTATAATAAATTCTCCACCATATTCATTTAAAATACTATTTTCTTTACCTATTAATGCTTCTAATGCAGAACCTTCTTCTATATTAATTATTACATTAGTATTGGTATTAGCATCTAGATTTCCAGCCACAAAACTGCTTTTTTCCAAAGTATTATCAAAAACATATTGTATAGCTTGCTTTCTTGTTTTGCCTGCTATTGTCATTTTTCTTACTCTATTTGCTTTTAGATCTGCAATTAACTTAGCTTCTGCATAAACGACTACTTTGCTAGATGTCTTCTCTACTTTTCTAATTCTAAACTGTTGCTCAGGTCTATTATCTTTTACTGGACAAGTAATTATATTACCTCTAACTATATATTTGCTGATTCCTTTTGTATCCTGTAATGGATACTCTAAATCTAAAGCAAATTCACCATTAATTATTTCTGTTATTTCACATTTAGCACACTCATTTAAAATCCATTGGTTACCTTTAAAATTCTTTTCTGTACTCTCCCATAATCTAATCATCAAATCACTCTCCAATTTGGAGTTACCTCTAATTTAGATACATTTCCACTCCAGGTAATAGTATTTTTACCTGGATCAAAATATGGAAAGTAACCATCCATTAATTTACCTTTGCCATTTAATACTTCTTCTATTTCAGAAACTATCGTTATAGAATCAGATAAATTTGATAAAGTAAAAGCTCTACCATTTATATTTATAGTAATATTTCCACTACCATAAACAGTTATAATCGGTAAAGCTTTATAATTTCCAAAGTTATTTAATATAGTTTCATTTGCTGTTATAAGTTTTTTATTTTTTCCACTTATAAAATACTTAAATGGTTGGCATCTAAATTGAATTAAAAAGTTATACATTTGATTTTTTATAATTTCTTCAAGGGGAATTTGATTATTAATTCTAGCCTTATAATAAAATTCTTCTTGATTACTAAAGGTTACTTCTCCATTACCCCTAAGCCAGCTGCAAAGGACAGATGGATCATTGCCAAAATAATCTGCTTCAACTTTTTTAGTGTCTCCACTATAACCTTTGAATTCTGTTAAAAATCCATCTCTGCCTTCTATGGTGATTTCCTTTGTATTTTCATCGCTTAAAGAAATAGGTGGTAAAGATATTACCTTAACACCCATATCATCAGAGCTTATTCCATTCCATATAAACATTTTACCACCCTTTCTATACTAATTTTCTCTTACTTAAGAATGCGATTTCTTGCGCTAATTCTTGAACATTCTGCTTATCTGTTCCATTAAAGTTTTCTATGTTTACATTTATTCCATTATCATTATTATTTGTAGTTACTGGAGCATTAACTCCTGCTTCCTTGTTTACTGAAGCTACAATGCTTGCAGTAGTGCTTGCAGTTTCAAAACCTACACTAGCTTTTAATTTGTCAGTTAAATTTGATACATTATAGTCTAATTGATCTTCTAAATTTGGTGTTTCTAATTCAATACCTACACCAATACCTTTGATTATATTTTTACCTATTTCATCCCTGAAAACTCTAGAAGGTGAATGTATGTCTAAATTGTCTTTAAAGCCTTTTACAAAACTATCACATAGACCTCCAATCCATCCTGTCATGCTATCCCAGGCGTCTTCAATCCCCTTTTTTATTCCATCAACTATGTTGCCTCCTATTGTAACCATTTGGCTTGGAATATTAGAAATTGTAGTAACAATTCCTGTAACCACATTGCTTGCAGCTGTTGTTGCTGCAGTTAACATATTGCCACCCCAAGTTGATAAATTAGTTAAGGTTGTATCCAACCAAGTCATTACTTGACCTGGAAGCTGCATAAAATAGTTAACTATTGCTGTTACTATCCCTGATACTGTAGTTGTTACTGCTATAAGCATATTACTTCCCCAAGTTGTTAAATTGGTTATAATAGCATCTAACCAAGTCATTATTTGAGTTGGAAGTTGCATGAAAAAGTTAACTATTGTTGTTATTATACTTGATACTGCTGTTGTTGCTGCTGTCAGCATATTACTTCCCCAAGTTGTTAAATTGGTTATAACTGCATCTAGCCAAGTCATTATTTGAACTGGAAGCTGCATGAAAAAGTTAACTATTGCTGTTATTATACTTAACACTGCTGTTGTTGCTGCTGTTAGCATATTACTTCCCCAAGTTACTAAATTGGTTATAACAGCATCTAACCAGGTCATTATTTGAGTTGGAAGCTGTGCAAATAAATTAACTATTCCTTCTATCCAAAGTGGTACATTAGTTGATAAATACTCCCAAGTATTTACACACCAGCTTACTATAATTGCTAGTGCTGCACCTAATGCATATGCCATTTGGTTTGGTAACTCAGCTAGGAAAATCCCTATAGATTCTATCCATGCTGGTATTGATTCTGTAAAAAATGTAACTATAAGATTCCATCCGTCACTACATAATTGATATACAGTTTGCCATAAACTTTCAAAAAATGCTGGCAATGTTTCTGTAAAAAATGCTACCACTGTATTCCATCCATCACTGCATAACTGACATACACTTTCCCATAAACTTTCAAAAAATCCTGGCAGTGTCTCTGTAAAAAATGCTGCCACTGTGTTCCAACCATCACTACATAACTGATATATAGTCCCCCATAAGGTTCCAAAAAATTCTGGAACTGTTCCTGTGAAAAACTCAACTAAGCTGTTAAAAGCTGCTGGAATTGTTTCTGTGAAAATTAAACAAATACTGTCCCATACTGTAGAAGCGCATTCAGAAATAGCATTCCAAATACCTATTATAGCTTCTCTGAACCCATCACTTGTGTTCCATAAATAAATTATTCCAGCTACTAGTCCTACTAATGCTGCTACTATTATACCAATTAGATTAGCATCCATGGCCGTATTTAATAACCATTGTGCTACTGTTAATGCTTCTTCTGCCTCCTTAGCTTTTTTAAATGCATCAACCATTCCCTTAACTAATTCTGCTGCTTTAAATACTTCAAGTGCAGTTCCAATTCCAATAATTCCAGCTGAAACTAAATCACTGTTGCTAAGAAGCCAACTAAGACCGTCTACAAGTTGAGGTAAGCAATCTTTAACTACTGCATCTATACTTTCTGCAAAGGTTCCTAAATTTTCTGCTATTGCTTTAACTTTAGAAGATATTTCATCAGATCCTAAAGCATCTTTTAAAGCATTTGCCATATCATCTAAGCTTGGTAAAACTTTCTCTGCTATGGGTGTCACAAAAGTTTCCTCCAGCTCACTTTTCACCTTATCGCCTAAATCCTTAAGTCCTTTTTCAAAGCTACTTGTATCAATAGACGTATCAATTTTAATTGAATTCTCTTCCATTTATTCACCACCTTTCATAAGACACAAAAATAATTAAGTCAATATCATATAGCTATTTGCTTATTCATTCACTTGTTATTTTTATACATCTACTATAAAACCTTTATAATATTCCACTTAAATCCCCATCTCCCATTAAAGCTTCTTCTAAAGCATTGACTTTTTCTTTTTCATTTTTGGATTTTGGAATTTCATAAAATTTTTTCATTTTTCTATAATATTCTTTTTGCTCTTTAGACATTTTATTATCTATGGTCATAGCTCTATATCCCATTATTTTCACTATTTCATTATCTTCTTTAAGTGCTTTAAACATAGCTTTAAACTTCCACCAATGCAGATTCTCTACATCCTGGAGATCTACCTTATATTGATCTAAAAATGCACTATAGATATATTCATCATCATACTCAAAAGAATAAATCTTCTCACTCTTGCCACCACCCGTTTGAGAACTTTGATTTTTTATATCCTTACCACCTCGATAAAACCATAACGCCTTATCAATTGCTTCATTAGTATTTCTATCAACATCTTTTGGGATAACTGGATAGTAAAGTTCTAGTGTTTTTAATATCTTTTCTTCATCACTAAGATCATCATCTTGTATCATCATTTCAAAAAGAATAGATGTGCGAAAATCGAAATTAATTTCATATTCTGCACCTCCTACTTCTACTGACTTTGGCAATAAGTCAATTAAGATATTCATTATTTTGCCTTAGCTCTACGTTTTGCTCTATTAGAAGTATATTTAGATGAAATAGTGGCTAATTCCATTTCTGATTGTTCTATTTGCTCAGAAATTCCATTCTTCAATTCATCAAATGCCTTTAAACAAGTTAATAAGTTAACCCTATCTCCAAAAATCTTCTTAGCTGTACCCTCTCCGAAAAGTTCATTAAAACAACTAAAGACTGCGCTACATTGTTTCCTAATTGCAGCTGAAAGCTTAAGCCCTTTTGAATCCTCTGCTTCCTTTATAACTTTATCAATAGTTTTTTCATACTTTTCAGAACTATCTGCATCAAATATATCTAATTGTCCAATTTCCACCTTATTAATAATCATCTAAATTCTCCTCCTATAAGTTTTTATTGTTCTATATCATTTTAGTGATTTCTTTGATTGTGCCTTATCTACATCAAACTATATGAAAGATTAGTAACAGACCAAGTTATAATGGTCTGTTATCTTTTTAATATCTTTATACAGCTGGAATGAATTTCTTAGTAGTAACATTGAAAGTTCCATGTACTATATCACCAATTCCAAGTAAATTACCTGTTGCAGCCATTTGTCCATCATTGTTGTCAAAACTTGCAACTTCTATTGCTATTCTGAATTTTCTAGCTTTGAATTCGCCATCAACAGCACCCTTTTTGTCTAAATCAACGATCACATAATCAGTTTCACAATCAGAACCAACTAATTGCATTTCACCAACATTACAGATAAAATCAACAGCCTTTTCATCCCTTATTTGATCTGTTACATATGCTGTAGTCCAGTCATATCCTAGTATGCTCTTAGTAGCTGATTTATCATTTACATACTTCTTTGAAGCTGTTTGTGCTGCTGGAGTTTCAATTAAATCTGTAAACCCAGCTCCCATTAATGCATATTCTTCTGCACCTACTCCTACATTTAAATAATTAGCAAAACTCTTTCTTTGTTTAATTGTTCCCATTATCTTTTCCTCCTAAATAATTAATTTTTAATATTTACTTATGGATTTCCATAAGCATTGATTTTCCTGAATTCTTCAGGTTAAGTATTAATGTTTTCTGTGTTTAAATTAAAGGTTTATTTTAATTGTCTAATCCTTTATCACCCCCTTTACTCGTAATATAAAATAAGTATTTTCAAGTGTTGTACTCCTCCACTTGCTCTCATGACCTTAAACGAAAGGACATTTATATTTCTATAAATGCCCTTTTATTTAAGTGATATTAGAATTTAAGCATAAAAAATAACAGTTCAAAAATGTTTTGCATCTTGAGCTGCTTATGAGAGGAAACTATCTTTTGTTCCCATTTACTATTATAAGGGTTATTATTCTTAATTTCTTATACATTTTCTCTAATATTAGTTGTAGTAGCACTTATTATTACTTGCCCTTTTTTATTGCTGTGACTTTACCAGTTTCATCTGGTGTTGCTTCACTATTTGAGTTTCCAGTTTGTATCATTGCTGCATTATTCCACGTTGTTAAATAAAAATTACCCTCTCCCTTTCCATTAGGAACTAAAACACCTTAATCATGCTAGTTTGGTACTTATATTTTTTATTTAATTGCTACTCAATTTCCTATTATGCACTATTTTGTTGTAGTTGTACTAACTGCCTCCATAGTTATAATAGTATTAGCTTGCGATTGTGTTATATATCCTTTAGTTACACAATTAGTTATATTAGTTTCTGTATACTTTCTCATAATCCACATATTTTTTATAAAATCATACATCACCTACACCCCCATTAATATTGATATTGCATTTTCTAAAGCTGTTATTCTATCAGAATCATTTATTGATATGGTTTCAGTAAATAGTACTAATTCGTCTTCCAAAGTTTTTATATTTAATTTATATTTCCCATTATTCTCAGTATAAAAAGTATGTTTTTCTTCTGTTATTTCTATAGTAGGGGCTGGAATATTATCACCATGTATAGACTTAAGATAAAATCCTAAAATATCTCCTGTTGTTGTATCATAATGCATTAAATAATTTTCATTCATTCGTTATACCTCCTTAAACTCCTATTGCCATCCAAAATACTGTTTGTGTTGTAGAGCCCTTTAATACAAATGAATTAACATATTGATTATATGCACTACATACTGCTTGTGTACCAGAATTGTTTGCAGTTAACTGTACATTGTAACATGCACTCCTAAATGCAATTGGAAATGTTACTGTAGTAGTTCCACTTATACCCGATGCCATACCCCATTGAATTATTGTTCCATCAGCGAACTTTTTATATCCACTACTACTTTGACTGCACGGCTCGTTATATGTGGTACATATTTCATAGTTAGTATTAGCACCCTCATTTCCACCTCTACCTAAATGATAGTCTATACAAGCCCCATCACTGGGTCTTACTTGTCTAAATAACCATTGACTACCGCTGCCTACATTATTACTTGAATAAATTCTTTTTACTCTGTATGCAGTTGTAGGACTTACTGTGTTTTCAAGTTGCAATATTGCATCGGAAGCAACTGAATTTGATATAGTCCCTGGAAATGTTGAATTTCCACTTCCATCTAAAAGAGTTAGTGTTCTTGCAATCGTTGTAAAAACACCATTATATTGCCTAACGTATATAGGATCACTCCCATTATCTGCTGTCGCTATTTCCATATATCCCTCATCTGATACACTTGCACCACCTCCAACTCTCCAGAAATCATTTCCCCCCATAGTTCCTTGGACACCTCTAAATGCTGCTATTCCACTATCTGAGAATATAATATTGCTTGCCATGGATGCTAATACATTATTTACAAAAGCAGTTGTCGCAAGTTGTGTTGTATTCGTACCAACGGATGCAGTAGGTGCTAATGGTGTTCCTATAAATGCTGGACTTGCTAAAGGTGCTTTACTACTATTCAATTCATTAATAGCACCAGTTACAGTCTTACTTGTTGTTGTTCTATTATTATCAACATCGTTCGCTTTATTCTTCGTTAAATCTGATAATCGTGCATTAACATCTTTAACTTCCGACTCTATTACCAAAATATCCTTCTTAGTAGCAACAATCACCGTAGGATCTATCTTAAGTGTTACACTCTCAACATTGCTTACTTCTAATATAATTTTAATGCATAAGTCCTTTATGCTCCCCTCCGAAACTACTGGTTTATAGGTTTCTGAAAGTTTACTTATTGCAATTAAATCATCATCTTCATCAAAAATACCACCTTCTCTAATGAAAAATCCTCCAATAGTTGCTGGTATTAAGGTTTCTATTACTATCCAGTTTGGGTTATTTTCATCTACGGAAATTGAGCCTATATTTCCTGACCAGACTTGATTTACAAGTGAGGTTTGATTTTCTGATGGCTCATAGTAACTTCCTTTTCCATCGCCTACTTTTAACGTTTTAAAATTCACTTTACTTCCTAAAACTGCTGAATTTGCTAATTTTGCTTTTCCTGTTGAAGTTAGTATTGTGTAAAAATTTTCTGCCAAATTAAATCCTCTCCTTCTTTTTATAACTTTTCTAAACCTTTAATGGGTATATTGTCATGGTTTCTGAACCTTTGTTTTGGCTTATGCCAACTTCTAATTTTGTGCTTGTTTCAATATTTCTAGCAATCCAAGGATAAACAGTTATAATTTCACCTGTTGTAGCAGCTAATTTGTAATAAGATTTTCCTTTAGAAAGTGATGTTAATTTATATTTCGTTCCTAGATGTGCTGGTTTGACTATATCTATTGAATCATACATACCTTCTAAAGAATAAGGAAATCCTAAACTACTTAATAAGTTTATTTCAAAATAATAATCTAAATTATGCTGCACTACTTCAACTTCTGGGGCAAAACTTCTACAAATTTGTTTTATTACCTCTACTGTAGTTGTTCCTTTATTAACAAGCTTTGCTAAAACTCTTGCTCTTCTTTCTTCTAAGGTTTTAGATGTATTAGTTAATATTCCAATACGTTTTTCCCAAAGACTTATTCCCCATTCTGTTGCAGTTTGAGGCAGAATTTGCAAAAACAGATCTGAAATATCTACTTCTAATTTATCAAATATATCTCCATACGCATTAAATATTTCTTTGAAAATATAACTATTTTGTATTTCATAGGTAACATAGCTCTTTAGTATTTCTGCACCTTTATTTTTTTCTGCTTCATTATTTGAGGACTTATTCATAAATAAATTTACTTGTGATTCATTACTCATAAATAACTCCCCCTAACAATAAATAATTTCTCCTAACAGGTAATTTATTCATAAGTGATACCTCCTAAAGATGCTTTATTTTCATCTATAGTTAGTATATTTTTACTTTGATCATTTATCTTAATTGAGGTTAAGTCATTTACTCCTTCTGTCATCATTATCACAGCTTCAACACCGTTTATCTTAACGGTTCCTCCTGCTGATAATTTTTTAAAATATTCATCAAGGGATTTTTTAATATTAAGCTTTACATCTTCTAAGCTGAATTTGTCTTCTATAATTAAACCTTGAATTTTAACATCTATTTTTATAGGAGTCACTGATACAATAGTTACTGTTGCACCTATAGGAGCTTTTCCAAATCCAGTTCCATCTTGTGGATCAATATATTCTTTTACATTTTGAACAATAGTATTATCTAACTGAGCCCCATTATCTCCTGCAACTATTATTTTTACAGTGCCATTCCCCTTCCAAAGAGGTTTTACTTTAACAGACTCAACACCAGACACTTCCATTGCCCATTTTTCATAGTCGTATACATTTCCACTACTGCTTTCATCTCTTTCTTTTGATATAATTCTTTCAAGTAACTCATCACTAGTTTCTCTATCAGTACCACTAGTAGTTGGCTCTAAATTGCTTATGCTTATTATTCCATTAATTTTAATTGGAATTTGAACTATAGTATTTGATGGTACATTGTATTTTGAACCCATTTCAATTGCTTTGATTATTGCAGTACATTTCCCATTTACAATTTTTCCTTGAGAAGTCACTTTGTATTTTAAACCTTCAACAGTTTGCACAATGCTGTTTTCATTAATTATAGAATTATCCACACCTGTAAAGGTTACTTGACCTACGGAATAGATTCCTTGCTTACGCTGCATTCCATGTCTTGCTGCATCTTGATCTATAAATTTATCATAATATTCTTGTGAAACTTCTGGCGCTGGCTCTCCAAATACTAACTTTAAGACTGTATCTAAGGCTCCATAAGATTCAGATATTTTTTTTGCAGCTGGTGCAATTGCGTCATATACAAAATATCCTTCACTTTTAGATATTCCTGAATCAATACTACTTAGCATTTTTTCTTTTAAAACTTCTTCTGTATTATTTTCATACATCAATTATCACCTCCCCACAGTCAGTTATTGCTGTAAATGTAATATTCAAAATATCATTCACTTTATTTACTTTAAAATTTTTAATGCTTAAAATATGTTCATTTTCCTTTAAGCATTCTAATGTTAATCTTTTTGCTTCACTTTCAGCCAAGCTTTTACTAAGACCTTTTCCCACCATCTTTTCGAGTTCTTGTCCATATGCATCACTATAAATTGGATATGTGAATTTACTTGTTTTAAGTGCTTTCCAAATCCAAATTTTTAATGCTTCTATTCCTTCTACAATTTGAAATTTTCCATCCTTAAGCTTGAAATCATTCTTTTCAAAATCCCAAGCATATTCCTTTGGAGTGATTATGTCTGTTTCTTCTGCAGAAAATGAAGCAATTACATTTGTTAAATTCGAATTAGCTTCTGGTAATATACTGCCCATATTTATAGCCTCACCACCTTACATAGAACTATCCAAGTCTGATTATCTCCTGTAGGAAATACAGCAACTTCATCGCCTACTTTTAATATTTTTAAAAATTGCATTTCTTGTTTCTCTATACTTATATTTTGAAGCTGTCCTCCACAAGAAACATTTCCACTTGCATCACAGCTTATACTTATATCTTGTTTATAATCAACTAATCTTTCCGATATCACAATGTCATCTTTATATATCTGTAAATCATTAGTTTGAATTATTATTTCAGGTGGCGGAGATATAACTTTTCCAATACCAATCGAAGGTGGATTACTCTCTGCACCTTTCTTTTTCATTAAATTTAGCATTTTTACATAAGGATCCATTAGCTATCAACCTCCTGCAAATCCATTTTATTACTTAAGCTTACTGTAAGCTTCATTGTATATTTTCCTGTTCCACATTCCCAAATATGAGTATCAGCATTAATGTATACAGTTGCATTATTTAATAAACCTAAGTACCATATCTTAGTTTTAACTGCATATCCTGTTATACAACTGTAATTGCCAAGAGCTTCAAGTTCTATTTCTTCATCAAATCCATATAATTTATTTTTTGCTACATTATAATACTCTTTATCATCTTCTACTTGATAACTTGTTTGAAAAACACCATAATTTTTTACAAGTTCTGAGTTTACTACTTCATCAACATAATTTGCTTGCGAGTCAAAAATCTTAACTCTATTCACCATATTCTCTAAGGAATCTTTATAACTCATATCAATTAAATTATTGTTATAGATATCCGTTTTGCTTGATTGAATAACATAATCTGAAATAACCTGTCCTTTTTCAATTATGCTTAACTTATCGGATTTCATTATGGGAATATATTGTTTACTATTTTGTTTGCTTGCTTCGCTATAACATTCCATTATTATGTTATAGAAAGTTTTATCTGGACAAATTCTGTTAACAGAAATGCCCGTTGATATCATATCCCCTGGTGTAATATTAACTTCTTCACAAGCTTTAACTGCAACACTTTCAGGAGATATATTCTTAATATTCATGCTTGTAGATGACTTCATAATAAATCTCATATAATCATAACAGGTGAAGGTTTCTTCTTGGCTTGAACTTCCTAAAGTCCTATCTACCACTTCTCCCCTAAAGATTTCTCCATAATCATCTTCAATAACACTAATTAATGTTCCTGGACCTATTTGAACCCTTGGCTGATTGTTATCTGTTAATGAATAAATCATACTAAATGAACATTTTCTTGCTGGTTGATCTACTGAAGCTGACAATTCAATACTTTTACATACTGGGGTTATGTCTGTTAAATTCCAGCCATCATATAAGCTATATATTTTAATCATATACTTCACCTAACATTTTAATCCTATATCTGTCCTTTATATTGTTCCCTAATACTTTAATCATAATTTTCCACCCAATATATTATTTGAATTTGTTAAACTAAAACTTGCGCCCCACTGACCTACAATTTTTTCATTTAACTTTAAAAGCTTATATTGCTTTAAAGCTAAAGTGAAATATATATCTCCTGTCCCATCTTTTTCACCATATTCAAAGGTTTCTATGGAAAATAAATCATTAATATCTGTATCTGTAAGAATTACTCTTATAGGCTTTTTGCTTTTTCTCCACGCCTCTATTTGTGTTACACATTCAAATGGTGTCGGAATATCAGAATATGCACAAAAATTATATTCTTGAGCAGGAAAAAAGCTTTCAAAAGATATTTCTGAAAGCTTTGAATCTCCGAGTATATTTACTTCTCCTACAGACTCAACATTAATTACTGTATTGTTATTACCTAATTTAAGTGAATAACTAGATGGTGGTACAGGTAATTGTAGCCATGTATTCTCTTGATTAAACCAAAATTCTATCATTTTTAATTACCTCCTAACCCATTCCAAGTGCTGTTTGACTTAACTTATTTGCAAGAGCTGTTGCAATTTTATCTATATCACCTTCTTCTCTAATTATTATAGAATCAGCAAGTTTTGCTATTGTTATTGCAAAACCATTTTGCATACCATCATCCTTGCCAGTACTTGCAGCACCTTTAGCTCCTATGTTGCCTGATTTACTTCCTCCAGATAAATTCTTATTTACATTAGTTTTTATTCCAACTGAAAGATCCTTAACTGGGTCAGTTACTAGATGAGTATTAACTTTTATTCCATGTCCCATGCCTTTCATAAAATCTGGCATCCAAGTTTCGTAATCTGTTACATGTTATACCGTTCCTTTCGGAATACTTTAACATTCATTTTAATCATATTCAAAATAGCAAATCAGCATAATAGTATATTATTGCCTTGTTATTTTGAATATGACTCAAGAATCGGATTAGACTATCTCATACTCTAAAAAAGAGTCCATGCACTTCCAAACTACGACTTTCACGTAGAATGTACTTCCTCTCGGAATAGTCGTTACACCTTCCTATTTCTAGGCTTGGCACGATATTGACATATTTGTATTTGTTTAAATTTATTTTAAACAAACAAAACTTAGTTTTCATCGTTAGCATATGAATTCTCTTCATACACACCCTATATTTATAGGTTCACATGGTTTTTCGAAATACATTACTGTATTAAGCCGCTAATATTAACGGACCTTGATCTGGAACTGAAAAATGAAGGAAGGATCTTATTTTATCTGCTACACCTTTAACTGCATCTTCAATGTAACCAACTGCTCCTTTTATTCCATCTACAATACCCATTATCATATCTTTTCCCCAAGTAAGTGCAGTTTTACCCACATCCTTAAATACTGCACCTATAGCTGTTATAATATTTTTTACAATATCCACAGCTCCATTAAATACTGTTCCTACAGTACTTTTTATAGTGTTCCATGCGCCTGACCAATCTCCATTTATAATTTGCATTACAGTTTTAATAACTCCTGTAACTACAGTAAGTACAGTTGAAATTATTGTTTTTATATTATTAAAAGCTGCACCTACAACTGTTTTTATAGTTTGTCCATGTGTATTCCAAAAAGTTGTTAGTCCTCCTAAAACTGTAGTTATAACATTTTTAATAGCTGTCATAACTGTTGTGATAGTTTGTTTAATTAATGGCCAGTTAGACATTACAAAGCTTATTAACTTTCCAAAGATTTGAATTGCAAATGTTAATACTGGTTTTAATATAGAGTTCCAAACTGATTGAATTCCTTTAAATACATTTTGAATAGTATTTTGAATTTGTGGCATATGTGCTTTAATAAATTCTACTAAGGATTTAACTACTGTAGTTATTAGTTTTATAGTATTGGTTACAACTGCACCAACTTTTGGTCCAAATAAATTCGTAAATAAAGCACCTATTCCTTGAGCAGCACTTCCTGTTTTCTTAAATACATCAATTGCAGATTTTACAGCACCTGAAATTTTATTAAATACTCCCATAACTACATCTCTTATTCCACCAAAATTTGTAGCAAATGCAACTGCGAGTAGTGCAACTACTCCAATTACTATTTGAAGCGGTAATGGCAATTTAGTAAAGATTCCAAAAGCACCAGATAAAGATGAAAAGCACTTTGAAACCACACCTTTAAATTTTTCAAAACATCCAGCTAAACTCTGTAATGGTCCGGATACAGAAGGAGTCAACGCAGCAAATTTCCCCATTGATTGTTTAGCTATATTCAAGACACTAGGCACTTTACCACCAATTCCAGCTGATTGTGCAGTCTTTGATGCTTTAGAGCTTTTATTTGATTTAGTAATTTTTTGAGCTACTTCGGCAGACTTTTTTCCTATACCACCAATAGATTTTTTTACCAAATCATTGTCTTTAAAAGCTTTAAACAAATCCGATACAGTACTTTTTACATTTCCAATCTCATCTTTCGCATTTTTAAAATTAGTTGCCATATCTTCAACCGTTTTTGGTACATTAGATATTGATTTAACTACCTCTTTAGCTTTCTGTCCAATATTTTCAAGGGATCTTTCCCCAGTGTTATCTGTAAATGCTTGCATTAAATTAGAAACAGACGATCTTACATTTCCTACTGCATCTTTTGTATCATTAAAGCTATTTTTAACTTTACCTACTGATTCTGATGCTTTAGATATTGCTTGTACACTTTCTGATGCTTTTGAACCTATTGGTGCTAAACCTTCTATTGCCTTTTTAGTTTTCTGAACTCCATCAACAACTTTTCCAATTGATTGTCCTCCTGAATTCAAGACTCCTGGGCCTTTACTTCCATTTGATTTAGTAAATTTTTGAGATACTTTGGAAGCCTGTTTTCCTATAACATCAATAGATTTTTTACCCAAGTCAGTACTTGCAAAAGCCTTATACAAATTCGATGCAGTGTTTTTTACATTTTCAATCTCATCCTTTGTATTTTTAAAATTAGTTCTCATATCTTTAACTGTTTTTGATACATTAGATATTGATTTAACTACATTATTAGCTTTCTCTCCAATATTTTCAAAAGATCTTTCTCCAGTATTATCTGTACATGCTTGTATAAAATTAGAAACAGCTGATGTTGTATTTCCTATTGCATCTCTTGTACCTTTAACGCTACTTTCAAGCTTATTTACTGATTCTGCTGCTTTAGATATTGCTTGCACACTTTCTGATGCTTTTGAAGCTACAGGTGATAAACTATCAATTGCTTTTTGAGCTTTTTGAGCTCCATCAACAACTTTTAATAATGCTGAATCTAGTTCAAACGTCATTAATCATCACCTCCTGAATGTAAGGCTTCCATTTGTTTCATTTTATCTTCAATTTCTTGTTCAATAAAAGCACTGATGATAATCTTTTCTCCAAATCCTCTATTTAAAGTCTCTGCTGGCCACTTATCATGTAATTTCCAACAGTGGTATAGAAGATTAACCGTTTCATCAGTGCTTATGAGTTTTTTATATCTTCTTTTTTATTTGAGGTAGCTTCTACTCCAGATACTTCTGTTACAGTATCTGCTAAAATATCAACTTCACCAGGTAAAAATATTTTATTCATAAGTTCCTTAGGTGTTGGAGCTTTAAAATGTTTCATAAGCTCCTCAGATCTAAGTTCTGAAACCCCTGCAAGAACTGTTTCTATTTTTGCCTGTGCTGTGGCAAATCCTTGAATATTTCCTTTCTTATCTACTTGCAATACTCTTTCTTGAATTTCATTATATCTTTCCATAGAAATAGCATTACATGTAAATGTAATTTCAGCATTTCCTAGTTTAGCAAGTTTAAGTTTTACCTCTTTTGATGGCACCTCAATTTTACCAGCATCTATTTTTAATAATTGTTCAACTAAATTCATAATTTACATCTCCATTTCTTATAATTAAGTTAAATTAAAAACCCCACTTTAAGCATGGGGTTTTTAGCAAATTGACAAAGTTTAATATTTGTTATTGTGGTTCAATTATGTCTAAGAAATCATATCCTGAGAAAGTGAATGGTAATGTTTCTTCAACATTCTTTTTAACTTCCCAGTCTGCTACTGTTAATTCATCAAAAGTAACATCTTTAAGTACTACTCTTTCAGCTCCCAATGCATCTGGGTCTGCTAATTTAGATATAATAGTACATACTGTTTGCTTTCCTTGTTTAATATTATCCTTCATTAAAATTGCCATTCTTGATGACACATGATGTAATTTCAAGGTTCCCTTTCCTTCTATTCCTGTTACCTTACTTCTTTTCCATAAATCCCTTGAGAAATTAACATCTACCTTTGTTAGAGTAACCTTTGCTTGAAGAGCTGATACTTCTGAAACGTACTCTCCATTAATCCAAACTTCTCCCCATGTTCCATTTATAACTTGTTTTGCTTGTGGCATAAATAACCCCTCCTATATATATATTTGAAATTTAATATCTTCAATTGCATCTAAAATAATAGCTTGTCCTCTAAGGAATACTTGAGAACCAGTATTACTTTCTTTTATTTCTTGATCCTTCATTGTTCCAAGGTCTGTTCCTTGACTTTTTAAGTAAACTTTTTGTGCTTCTAAGTCAATTTCAGCTTTATTTTGACCTTCAATACTGCTATCAAGTAATCCATCTAATTCTAAACCTTCAAAATATCCATTAATTGCTGTGATAAGTAAACATTTGTGATCATAATCATTTGGATATTTACCAATATAACTATCTTCAGCAGTTGTCTTAATATCATCATGCATTAAATCCATAATATCTACGATTTTAATTTTCTTAAAATCATCGCCTTTATTTTCAAAGGTAGTAACAAAACTATTTACTGCTCTATCGATTTTAACTTTCTTTCCATCATTAAATAGTATTAACTTACCAGCATCAATTGCTGCATCTCTTTCTTCTTTCTTTAAATGTGGAACATCAACAACTTCTGCAAGAGGTGCAAACGTAGCACTAATAGTTAATGGTGTTCCTGAAAGCATCCCTGCAATTCTTGAGCAATATTCTGCTGCAGTATAAGTTTTATTTGCTGTTTTTATATCATCAGTGCAGAAATTAATAATTCCTTCATTATCTGCTGGGCAATGTGGAAGTACTGCTTTAACTTTAATATCCTTAGTACTTCTTAATTGCTTGATCCAAGTAGCAAAATCTGTTGCTCTTGAAGTAGTATTTGCTTCTGTATCAACCTTACCATCTGCAGTTAGCCCAATGCCTGGAACTACTACGTAATCCCATTTAATTGTTTCTAGATGATTTTGAGCTTCTGAATAATCCTTTGCATCTGGTGCTATTACATAGGCAATAACTTTCTTTGGTGGATTTTGATATCCTATCATAGCAAGCTTAATTTGCTCTTTATTAAAATCTGATAATCCTTCTGGAATTTCATCTATAGTTTCCATTTTGATTGGATTACTATATGAAGCTATCATAGTGTCCTTTAAAATAAGTACCACTACTCCTCTTTCCCCTCTTTTTATTGCAGTTATTCCTGCTTGTTTAAATACAATTTGTATTGATGGTTCTCCCATTTTCTATTCCTCCTTAAAAATTTAAATTGATTGATTCTGCTTTAGGGCTTTGAGCTTTATTAAAGATTCTATCTTCAGTAAATTCTAGCTTAAGCTTAAGATGTATTTCTGTATTTTTTGCCCTGCCTCTTAACCTTCTTATCTTTGCCGCTCTATCCAAAACTTTTATATATCCGCTGCTGAAAGTTTCCCGCATGGTATCCCAAACTTCATTTTGTGCTATCAAGTCAACGCTCATAAATTCATCTAACGGTGGATAATAAATAATTTTCATAGTTATTATATTCAAGTAACTATTTCTATTTAGATCCAATTGCCTGCTAGTAATATAGCGAATAAAAAAAGAAGGTCTTGTAAAATCCTTCTCTAACTTTGATGTATATACTTTTGTGTTTGGGAATTTCTCAATTAACATTCCATTAATTGAATTTATTAATTGATTAATCAT